TTGCGTCAGGCCAGAGAGGGCCACCATTAAGGCTAGAACTGCCTTGGTAGTCATCCAGCACTTTTAGATCGGACAGCAGGTGTTTCATGAGTACGCTAGTAACTATAGTTGACATAGTGCTCACCTGTTTTGAGTAGTTGTGTTACGTTGAAACCTACTGCGTTATTTCACTAGTAGGGCAGCTAACACGAGGCGTGGCGAACTCGTAACATAACAGAGCCGCCGTACTGGTAAGGAAAATCACCAGTACTACGATGTACTTCACAGCACACCGTTATTCGCCAAGTCGCCAATACCGGCCGACTGTTGACTCAAGGCACCGATGTGGAGTGACAAGGCAGCACGAATGCTGACAATGTCATACGTGTCGGCTCCCGCGGGCACACTGATCACCGTAGTGACAGTGCACACTTGGGGGCGTTCACCCGCCGCAGGCAACACACCCTTACGGGTGATAACCTTATAGACGTTCACCGGGTTGTTCACAATCCAGCCAATGTTGTTCATCACACCGACGGCTCGAATAAACTTCGGACGCCAGAAGGTGAGTGTAAACGGGCTGGAGTTAGTGTGAACGGATACGCCAGTCTGCGTACCACCGAGCGCGGTAACGACGGATTGTTTTCCGTTCGAATCGGGCGCAGTGTCGGCAACAACCGTGTAGGTCGGTGAAGTCAGCCCAGTTTGGGCCGTACCAGTCACCGGGGAAGAAACAGAGATGGACATAGTTATCCTTTGTTCCAGGGTTAGAGTTAGTTATTTAGCGCCTTCCTCGCGTTCTCAAGAGAGTTCGCAAGCGCAGCAAGGTTCAACGTCTGATATGTACTAGGCAGATGAAACCTAAACCCAGGCTCAAACGTGTTGCTGCGATGGTGCCTTGTAACCGTCGTTTGTTCATCAAGAAAGCCACCGCCAAAGCAAGATTGAAATGTCGGCTCATCGCCGGCACGAGGTCTGATCGGAGAAGACGCTAGTGTATAGATATACCTATCCGTCTGCTGCAACCAGCCAAAATCAACCTCACCCATGCAGAGGCCTTCCAAGGCACTACCCGCATTTGTGAAGTAGTCTAGCACAAAAGACCAAGGGAAAAGCTGATAAAGAGTCGGCACCCAATCGCTGGGTGCAAGCCCTGCACTGTCAAAGAAAGACAGGTCAGCCCCTCTCGAGGCCCCTCGATACCCACCGAGTATTCTGGTGGTTACTGACTCCGTGGTATAAATGTCACGAACAGCAGGTGGATCATAGCTTAAGGAACCCACATTAAAAGTGAAGTTCTGTACGGCCGGGATCTGATTCTGCTGCTCCGCGTGGCCAGTAGCGATAAGCCGTATAATCCCTGATGGAGCGACGCCGTGGGTGATATGATCTATCTCCTTAGCGGCATCCTTAACATCTTGGACGAGCGGTTTCGCACCGAAAACATATGCTAGCCAAGTGTCTGTACAGGCCCTCAACCGGCGGGACGCCATGTCAGCGCCGCGAATTTTCTTCGCGACGTCTGTCAACTTACGCCCCGTATCGATAGTTAGGCTTTCGAGACTCTTTAAAGGCCTTGTTAGTAGCCGAACAGCTTGAGCTATGTCACCAAGTGGTTCGCCAGCCGCCCAGACATGCCGGGCGCTCTTGACCTGCTTGATGAAGTTACTCTCGGCCATAATGAGCGCTTCTTGGGCGAGATTATCAGGGAATGGTGGTTGGAGCGCGAGATACGAATTGCCATTGGTAGTCCAGTATCCGACTCTATCGACCACGGTATCGCCATAAATTGCACGAACCGTCACGGGTTTAACCCGTAATTTCCTTTTGAAGCCTTGCAACGATGTAGTGGCGTCACTCCCGGACTTGATGAGATCTTTCCAATAAACGGAAAGTTCACCAGAGATCCGTTCGTTATTCCACTTAACATCTGTGAACGAATCACCAGTGCCGAGGTTAACCCCCGTGCTCTGGCTATATTCGGTACCCGAAAATGAGTACCGGCGATCACATACAGTTATTTTAACAGTCATAAGGCAGTTCTCACTTCTGTGGGAGCG